TGCGGGCCAAATCAGCCGCGAGAGCGCCGTGAAGGCAATTGCCAACGAGTTTGACATTGAGGACGTGCCGGCAGAACTCGCGCGCATCTCCGCCGAGCAAAACATCGACGAAAGCAACTAATGCCAGAAGACGAAAAGCTTGTCGTGCCGGGTACCGACCCGGACACGGACCTACGTACGCGTGCCGAATCGCTCGAGCGCCGATTGGCCGAAATCGAACACGAGGCACAAGCGCGCGTTGTTCGCGCCGAGCTGAAGGTCGAGGCCGTGCGCGCGGGGATTGTTGATCTCGACGGGTTGAAGCTGCTCGACCTCAAGAACGTGGAACTTACTTCGGATGGTGAGTTGGCGAATGCGGCCGAACTCGTTGCGCAACTGCGGCGAGCGAAGCCATGGCTGTTTGGTGGTACGGCGTCATCCAGCCGCGCCAGTCCGCCACCTGCCCAGCCGCCGCGACAAAAGCTGGCTACCGAAATGACCGACAACGAATACCGGGCCGCCCGCGCGGCGATCCTGAAACACCAAGTATAGAAGGGATACCCGAATGGGCATTCAGAATTTCCCGGCGGCCCTGCAGCCAATCATTCAGCAAGGCTTCCTGGAGCGCGAGTTTCAGCAAGCACTGAAGTCACGCCTTGGCTATCGTGCCTGCGCTGATCGCGTGAAGATCTCGGTCGGCATCGGCGAAACGCTGACCAGGACGCGCGCGGGGCTGAAGCCCAGCATCACCACACCGCTGGCGGTGAACACGAACACCAACCTCGATAATGGCCTGACGGCGACTGGTTGGGGTGTGGAGCAATACACCATCACGATCAATCACTACGCCGCCACCACCGACCTGAACATGGTCACGAGTCGGGTCGGGATAGCGTCGCAGTTTCTACAAAATGCGTATGTGAACGGTGAACAGGCGGCGCGTAGCCTCGATGAGCTCGCACGCAATGCCCTATTCAGCAGCTATTTCGGCGGCAACTCGCGGGTACGAGCGACACTGACCAGCCCTGGCACCGCCCTAACGGTCGATGACGTTCGCGGCTTCCAGTATGCCTTTATCAACGGCGTACAGCAGGCAGTCGGTGCATCCAACCCGCTGACTGTGACCATTGGTGCCAACGTCTACTCGCTGGTTGGTGTCACGGCCGACGTCACGAATGTCTCAACCACGCCGAATGGCGTTTCCGGCACGCTGACGTTCTCGGGCAACGTGTCTGTGTCGGACGGCACGGCGGGAAATGCTGTGACGGCGGCAAGTGCCTCGGTAGTCGTCCGGCCGTCTCAGCGCGCTACGACCGCGGCACTGACTGCCACTGACGTGCTGACCATGTCGGGTCTACTGGACGCGGTCGCCAAACTGCGCATGAACGCCGTGCCGGAAATCGATGGCGTGTACAACTGCTATCTCGATCCAGTGTCCGCACGGCAGTTATTTGCGGACCCGGACTTCAAGCAATTGTTCCAAGGTGCCACGTCAGCAAACCAGGTGTTTCGCCAAGGAATGACGAATGACTTCCTGGGTCTGCGTTTCATTCCGACGACCGAGGCCTTTGTGCAGGCACACCCGACGCTCGCCGGCCTAATGGTGAGACGGCCGATCGTCTGTGGCCAGGGCGCACTGATCGAGGGCGACTTTGCCGGAATGGCGGCCGAGGATGTCATACCGAAGGACTCGATCGTTGCTGTTGTCGATGACGTGGCGATGGTAACACGCGAACCGATCGATCGCCTTCAGCAAATTATTGCCCAGTCCTGGTACTGGATCGGTGGTTTCTGCGCACCCTCTGACACCACGACCAATCCGACCACGGTTCCCACCGCGACCAACGCCGCATTCAAACGCGCCGTGATGGTCGAGCACATCGGCTGATCCCGGCGCGACGGAGTAATACATGGCAATCGGGTCCATAACCCCGTTCCGCCCAACGGGAACGGTTTCACTCGGCGCGGGCACATTGTCCGCGACGGTTGCCCTGGCAGGAGGAGGAGACTCGATTGTGGTAACAAATGTCAGTGCGTCGCTGGCCTATGTGGCCTTTGGTGCCGATCAGTCAGCGGCGGCCTCTAGCGCCGATATGCCAGTGATGCCGAACTCCCGCGTTCTGCTGTCGGTAAACAGCCTGGTGAATTTTGCGGCTGCAGTGCTCACTTCCGGCAGCGGCGCGGTGCTGTTCACGCGTGGCGACGGATCCTTTGTCTGATGTCCTTCACGGAGTCGGAAAAGGCAGACGTTCGTCGCTTCTGCGGCTATCCGGCCTATGGTGCCGCCGCCTCGGGCTTCGAGAACTGGCGGTTCTTCCAGGTCTACGGGTTACTGGAATTCCGTATGAACAACCTTTCTGCCGCGGAGGAAGCCGTCGTTCGTCGTTACCTTGGCACGCTGACCGTATTAGAGTTTGCAGTACCGCGTGCCGGTGACAATCTTGATACCGACCAAGCAGCCGTGTGGACACGCAATCGCGACGAGCTGCGCGACCGGACGAGATTGTTCGACGACTGGCGTCGCCGTCTGTGCGGTTTCTTCGGTATTCCATCAGGACCCTCGCTAAGCGACAGTGGCATCAGCCTGGTTGTATGATCATGGATCCGACTGAGCTACAGGACCGGGTTTATCGAGGCCTGAATGCAGCGGCGCGCGCCATCGGTACAGACACGGACGCATACAGACCATCGGGACGCTCTGAGCCGCTGGATCGGCAGAACCGCTTTTTGCGGCTGCGCGCCGCATTCACGGCACGCGACGCCAGGTTCGAGCATCCCAATGCTTATGGTGACGCACTCTGGTATGGGATCTTCGACGCCGCCTATACGCATCCGGGGGACTACCTCGTGCAGGCGGACAAAATCTGGTTCATTGCGGCGCAACAACGCCTATTGCCGGTGCTGTGCGTGCAGACCAATCGCATTGTCTCATTCTCGCGCCCCGCCGCGCCGTCGAGCACCGGCGTAAATACTTATGGTGGCGCGGTCACCGCGACCAATGAGATAATGCTCACAAATTGGCCGGCCAGCGTCATCGGCGTGGCTGGGCGCGGACATCCCAGCGCCGATTTGCCAAACGACAGCTCGATCCCCTACTGGACCGTACTGTTGCCGGCGATGACCGACGTGGTCCTGCTGCCAGCAGACCTGATGATGGATGATCTCGGGCGGAATGCCGTCGTTGCTGGCGCAGAACTGACCGACCTTGGGTGGCGCATCACGGCGAAACAGGCAACCACCTGATGGCCGACCAATCGGATGTCGAAACCGCCTTGGTCAAGATGATCTCAGCCGCTCTCTATCCGAATGGAACCAGTGCAGCCAGCAGTCCGGGGCCGGACTGCCGAATCTACCGTGGCTGGCCGAACTCGGTTGCGCTAGATGCTGATCTCGCTGCCGGCAAGATCAACGTCACGATCTTCCCCGGTGGCGGCACTTGTCATACCACCACGCGCTACGCCGAACAGTGGGCAGGTGCGCCCGCACAGCCTACTTTGACCGTTGCGATCGACGGCACGTCGGTGAGCTTTGCCGGCACAGCAAATGTCGGTCACGTGGCGGGCATTCTGGTCGACGGCACAAGCTACGCCTATCGCACACAAGCAGGAGACACCCCGCAGTCCGTGGCGGCCAATCTTGCATCGCTGGCCCGCGGCGATTCGATTGTGCACCTGTCGAACAGCACGCTGACGATTGCTGGCGCAGGCAATCTTCTGGCGCGGGTGGTTGCGGACGCTTCTGTGCACCAGGAAGTTCGCCGCCAGGAACAAGGTTTTCGCGTTACCTGTTGGTGTCCCACACCCACGGCGCGAGATGCAGTGGCAACCGCAGTCGATCAGGCGCTGAGTACCCAGCGTTTCATCGCTTTGTCAGACGGGACGAGCGGCAGACTGACCTACGCCGGGAACACCGTGTACGATCAATCGCAAAACGCGCGACTGTATCGGCGAGACCTCACCTACAACGTGGAATACCCGACAATAGTCTCCAACACACTGCCAGCGATGCTGTTCGGCGATCTGCTGCTGAATTCAGTGCCCACTATCGCCTGATATCGGAGTACTCATGGATATGCATCTGGTCGTGGTGAAACCCTTCGCGGGTCTCGCACGTGGCGATATCGTCACCGATACGATTCGCATCAACGAAATCCTCAATAGCGAACACGCACGCTCGGTTGTGCGCGTGACCGTACCTGCGAGCAAGGGAGCCTGACCAGATGCCGATTGTTCAGCAGGGCAGTATCAACACCACGGCGCTGGTAGTGCCGGATCTATATGTCCAGATTGTCCCGCCACAGAACCTGGTTCTGAACGGGGTACCGACCAATGTAATCGGCGTCGTCGGCACAGCGTCCTGGGGGCCGGTCGGACAGCCTGTAATCGTGGCCACCATGGCTGATTATGCACAGAGCTTTGGTCCGATTCTGGCACGCAAGTATGATATGGGCACCCAGGTTGCTACAGCGGTGCAACAGGGCGCACAGAACTTTCGTTGTGTCCGCGTCACCGACAATACCGACTCTGCCGCACAGACCATCCTTGCCGGGACAACAGTTACCTTCACCGCGCTCAACACTGGGTCGCTTGGCAATCTGGTTATTCTGGCACTGACAACGGGATCAAGGGCGAATACCTGGCGCCTGACCGTCGCGTTGCCGGGTCTGCAACCGGAAGTCTACGACAACATCGGGGGAAGCGGTGCAGTGTTTTGGTCGACCCTTGTGACGGCCGTAAACCAGGGACAGGGTCCACAACGCGGCCCCTCACAGTTGATTGTCGCCAGCGCCGGCGGAGCCACCATTGCACCGAGCCAATTCTCCGTCGCGCTCGGGTCGACGACGGCCGGTTCGGACGGTGCAGTCAACGTTACCGTGACGGGTCTTGCAGGCACCGATATTCCCCCCCGCTCGGGCATGTACTCGCTTCGCGGGCAGGGCTGCGGCATTGCTATGCTGGCCGATGCCGATGAGCCGGACTATTGGACAACCCAGGCAGGATTTGGGCTCCAGGAAGGGATCTACATGATCCTCACCGGCCCCGCTGGAGACACCATTCAAAACGCGGTCACAGTCAAACAGCAGGCGGGACTGGATAGCTACGCGACAAAGCTGATGTTCGGTGACTGGCTGTGGTGGTCCGATCAAGTCAACGCAATGATTCGCCTTGTATCACCACAGGGATTCGCCGCAGGACGCCTCGCAAATCTCTCGCCCGAACAATCCAGCCTTAACAAACAGCTCTACAGCGTGATCGGGAGCCAGAAGTCTGGCACACCCGGTTCAGGCCAGAACTCCTCGTATTCGTCCGCGGATCTGGCGGTACTGTTGGGCGCGGGGATTGACGTGATCAGCAACCCGCAGCCTGGCGGCACTTTCTGGGGGGTGCGCGGCGGCCACAACTCATCGACAAACGCAGCCATCAACGGTGACAATTACACTCGGCTGACCAATTACATCGCGGCGACGCTCGCCGCCGGTATGGGGCTGTTTGTCGGCCAGGTGATCACCGCGGACCTGTTCCGGCGCATTCGTTCGACACAGTTGTCATTCCTGCAGAACATGCTCGGTCAGGGTCTACTTGGCAGCACCGATGGCAGCCTGCCATTTAGCGTAATCTGCGACACTTCAAACAACCCCGACAGCAGGACTGATCTCGGCTACGTCCAATCAGACGCTCAGGTACAGTACCAGGCAATCAACGAGAAGTTCATTGTCAACATCGAAGGCGGCCAGACCGTGCAGGTATCCCGCCAGACATTGCCCACTGGACAGCCGGCGTAAGGAGCAATCCGCATGTCATTCACATCGTTCTCCATCGGGCGCGATACGCAGTTGGTGGTGATCGCCGCAACGGGACGGATCGATCTGACCCACGTCACATCGTTCGACAGCCACCAGCTCACCCAGTCGGTGCGGGTGGACCGGCTGGATGGCACACAAATGGGCACCGAGCTACCCAAGGGCTGGGAAGGCAGTTTCGAACTCGAGCGTGGCAGCTCGACCATCGACGACTTCATCGCGACGGCCGAGCAGCAATATTTCAATGGAAAC